TCTTACCTGACATGAATACCATTCTAATATCTAGTTCTGGATGTTGTTTCTTTATCAATAGATGTTTCTTTCTATCTTCTATAACCCACCTACCTTTTGTTTCAACTAATATACCATTAGGTAATGTGAAATCAATTGTATAAGTATGTTTAGTTTCTGGTTTGATATATGGTATTACTGTAGTTTCATATTCAAACTTAACTTTATTTTCTTTTAACTGGTCTGATACCTTATGTTCAAATCCTGATCTATAACCATGTTTAATTGCATTTGCTCGCAACTTACTTTTACTTCTCCAAGTCATATGTAACTCCTTTTATATAAATATGTATTTAATTAGTTAAACAGCATTAGATGTTGAACCACTAGTAAAGAATGGCCACCATGAACCATGATCACCTGATCCAGATAATAAAAATTCACATTTATTGTATCCTGGAATAACTACTGGCACATTTGCTGATAAAGGCAATATTTGTTGACTAGTTTCAGGATATACTAGTAAAGCTTCATCACTTGTATTTACTATCATATATGTCATACCGGTTGGATTTCCGCTGTCTTGTTCATTCCAACCTTCACCTGGTCCTATTACATTGCCGGCTGATCCTATACTTGATGAATATGCTAAACCAATATTACGAATACTTGGTAATTGAACTCCTTTAGCGGCATCAGCGCCTTCTACAAAAACATTAATCTCGGTACCAAGATTTACTGCAATACTAGGTGCATTATTTATATCGCTACCCGCGGCTGCTACATTACTTCCTTTAAATTTTGGAACAAATCCTTGTGCTACTACAAGACCACTTGCACTTATATGACCTCGAACGGTTAATGAAGCAGATGCCTCATTAGTTGTTGTTGGAATACCAATTGCAACTACAGCTGTTTCAGAATTAATCCTAAAACTTGTTCCGGAAGCGCCTGAAGTCTTTACTAATAAGTCATTACCAATATGTTGTGAATCATTAAAAATAGTTGTAGTTCCTAGTTGTAATCTATCTAAATCACTAGTAAGAAAGGCAAACCCCGGGGTAACTTCATCTGGATCATTTATATTGATATATGAATTTCCAGCCTTTCCTTCAATTCGACCAAATGAGCCAGTTATTCCAGAACTATGTTCAAATGAACCAGAGTGGCCAGTTATCGTACCACTTGCACTTATATTATTTGAAGCTGTTAAATTACCATTTAAATGAAAAATCTGATTACCTTGCAAATCTAATGTAACACTATCACCACCTATAACATGTACTGCAGTTTGCGAACTTGCACTTATGTCTCCGGATGCTGTCATGTTACCTTTAAGGTTGAAACTTTGATTTCCTTGTAAATCAAATGTAACACTATCACCGCCTATAACATGTACCGCGGTTTGTGAACTTGCACTTATATCACCTGATGCCGTTATATGCGATTGGATATTTAAGTCACCTGCTACATCTAATTTAGAAACAGGTGAAGTATCTCCTATACCTAATCTTCCTAGTCCTGCATCACCATGTATAAGTGAATCTTCAGCATTATCATAATATGTAAAATTTAAATCATGTTCGCCTTCATTGAAGATATATCCATTACCAGACATTGCAAAGGTTGCATCTGGATGATTACCTCTAAATGCTACCCCGGCATGGACATTACCTAATGATGAACTTATATCTCCTGAAGCTGTTATGTTTGTAGTATCTATAGATGTCATTGTTGTAAATGTACCTATATTTCCTATAACTGTTCCACTTGAACTTATATTACCTGAGGCTGTTATATTTGCTAGATTCAATGTTCCGGTATCACTAGGCAATGTTAAATTATTTGCAAATAAATCACCAGATGCACTTATATGATGGGAGGCTGTTATTGGAGCTTCTATATTTACAAATGATCCTGTTAATGTAATTTTTCCTTGAATGGTTGTTGTATCAAAAAAGTTACTATTTCCTGCTAAAAGGCCGGCCGGCGTAACAAATCCACTGAGAGCAAAAACCTCACCATGAGCTCTAATACCTGATGATGAAATAAAACCACTTGCAGTTATATTACTAGCTGTTACATTTCCATTAAATTCTATGGAAGAAGAAGCATTTGTAATTCTTATCCTAGGAATACGTTGACCATTAGAATTAGTAGCTCCTATATCAACAAAGGGACCAGCCGTAGTTGATATATATCCATTAGTTCCATCTGCATCATTGCCGGCTAAGAAAATATTACCACTTGCACTTATATGAGAACTTGCACTTACTGAAGTTCCAAATACTCCATGTCCGGAAGCATTAAAATTATTTGATGCTGTAACATTTCCTTGTAAATTTATTACTGTAACATCGCCAGTATCACCAGTTCCTAATGTTATACTCTTACCACCAATTGAATGTTCTGCAATTGTTGAACTTGCAGATATTGCATGTGATGCTGTTATTGCACTACCATTTAATGTTATACTTTCGCCGGCAGTTACTACTTGTCTACCGGTAGATAGATTAATCTGTCCAGCATCCCTTGTTTGTATTGTTATAAATCCACTGCCTACTGCACTACCTACCATGAATTGATTGCCGTCATCGAATGATACATGTCCGCCCACTCCAACAGCACCCCTTGGCACTTTTATTGATCCAAATGATCCAGTAAATCCTTCACTTTGGCTTATATGATTCGATGATGTTAAATGACCATGAAGAACCATATGATCATTAAAATTAATACCACCTTGATTTGGACTAGTATCTCCTCCAGCTGATGATCTAAAATTGTTTGCAATAATTGTTCCTGATGAACTTATGTCACCTGACGCGGTTATATTTGCTAAATTTGCTGTTCCAGTATCACTAGGCAATGTTAGGTTATTAGCAAATAAGTTACCTATACTTGAACTTATATCTCCTGATGATGTTATTGCTCCTCCTACTATTAAACTGTCTACTATTTCCGCATCGTCGGCTGAATATAAATGTTCTGCATATACTGTTGTACTTGAACTTATATCTCCCGATGCTGTTAAATTACCATTTAATTTGAAAATTTGATTTCCTTGAAGATCAAATGTAATATTATCGCCTCCAAGTATATGTGTTGCAGTTTGTGAACTTGCACTTATGTCTCCTGAAGCTGTTATATGATTAACGTCTAAATTTGTAAGTATAGTCGTCCCATCTACCTGTAAATCTTCTGCTACATAAACATGTTGAAATGAACCGGTACCGGAACTACTACTCACATCATGACTAGCAGTTATTGGAGAACTTATACTTCCAGAAAAGGAATGTTTATCATCTAAAGTATTTCCAAATTGTGATGAGCCTTCTGCAAATATTCTTGATGATGTGATAGACTCTACAATAAATTCCTTACCAGTTATAGTACCAGAAGCTGTTATATCTCCATATACTTCTAAACTGATTTTTGAAGGACCCGATCCACTAATACGTAAAGACCCTGATATTTGAATATCATTCCCGGAGTATGGGCGTATTTCATTAACATTTAATTGTGATGCCATATCGTTTACTTTTTATATAAATATCCTTAATAGTCCCATCTTACTACAAAATTCATATCAACATCATCACGTTTTTGAATAGGCTGTGCTAATTTTGCAACTGCTAACATTTGTGCCTCGTCATTATAAAGACCAACAGTTGTTATATAAGGAAATGCAGTACCTGATATAAACATACCTTTAATATATTCGCCGGTTAATAAATTACTATGTTTAGTAGTATCACAAGGATCTCCTTCGGTTACTGGTTTATAGTTTGCTGTAGGATTCATTGCTACATTAAAATGATCTTTATCTACACGAACAAATACTTCATTTTCATAAATTGTATGTTGTCCTCTATATTTAAGTTCAAATGTATTATTAAATGCTCCGGAGCCTGTTGTATATATAGGCATTGGCCCTGATACAACTATTTGTTGATTTTTATAAAACACATTTCCGCCTGTATTCGATTGATATAATGAACCGGATATAAAATGTCTACCCGTCAAAGATGTTATTGCTGTTTGATTTAACCCATGATTATACATTCTCATTTCAGCTAATGCATAATTATTTTCTCCTGCATAAAATCCAATATCTATAAGTCCTCCAGGAACAACATCAACTAAACCAAAATCATTAAGTTGTCCATATAGTCTTAATATAGCATTTTCTTCTACTAGTATGCTACCATCAATTATATCCAAATTTCCATTAATAACTAGTTCATTCCCAGATTTTATAATTAATTGAACTTGATTGACTAACATATTTCCTTCAACTGTAGATGTACCATCTGGAGAATGATATATAGCATATCCTGTACTAGGATCGAACATTGGATTGGATACATTTGATAGTATATATGCTAGATTTAAACCGGTATCGTAATTAGCTCCAAAAAATGTACCTCCGGATCCGGAATTAAAAGATTTATTGAAATAACTAGTATTTGGCGAACCCCACATTACATCTGCTGCATTTGCTGTTATACCTTGTGGTAACGATCCACTCGATCCAGTTGCATGACCATCTATGAAAAGTTCAACCATAGAAGATGAATTTCGTATTATCACATGACTCCATTGTCCATGAGATGTGTTCACTGAAGCTGAAATTGCTAACTCTTTAGATCCATTACTACTTTTAAAATAAAATATATTTTTATTTTTATTAGAATGAGACTCGACGCCTACCATAAACGGCGTTCGTACTTTATCAAAAGAACTTCTTATATGAGGTAATTGTTGTTCTGTATCTCCTTCAAAGGAAAGCTTTTTTATAGTATCATAAAACATTTCTTTTTTAACGCCACCTTTAGTTAAAATGTATTTATAACTAGAACTTCCACTTGTTTGTGTCCCGGCGTCGGCTGAATTATTTTGATACCAAAATCCAATTGTCCAATCATCACAATTTGTAAAACTATCAAATCTTTCATTATGAGGTATTCGTATATGACCATATCCACCCGCGCTTGTATCAAACTCCATAGCCAATCCAGAATGTTTCCATAATGTATAAGCCTCATTATCATTATCACGATGTACACTAACACCTCCTGTAACAGATAAGTTAATTCCTTCTGCAATTTGATGAAGTTCTCCTATCTTATAATCATTACTACTACTAATAATATCTTCGCCGCCATCAGATGCAAATATTGATTTTGCACTTGGAACATCTCTAAATTTATCGTTAAATGATATATGAAATAAGCAACGACTTGCACTTGCAAATGACTCAGTCGCAACCAGAGGATTTTTTAAATTCCCATTTTCATCATCTTCTAATGTATATGTAGTATTTTCGTGAACAAATGATGCAGAAACAGATCCAGGCTTTAATCGTTCGCCAACATCAAAATATGGTATTGATAATATAGATGCAGAATAAAAATATGGTTTTTCTGTAGTCCGTCTATTTGTTAATTCATGACATCGTGCTGGATCAAATGGAAATCTATAATATTTATGATCGATTGAATTCCACACAACAAATTTATTTGTACCAGGATATTCATCTACTCCATTAAATGGATACCCATAAGTTAATTGTGTCTGTGTTGTTCCATCAACGTTATCTTCATTGATATGTGGTGTATGTCTTAAATAATGTGCATCATATCGAGTATGACCAGAAGCAGTAAAATTTGTATCGTTGTTAACTATATAATTTTTGTATGCTTTTATTGGACGTTGTTGAACGTCATTAGATCGAATTGGTTGAAATACTGATGGAATGATTGGCATATCATATCATTTATTTTTTATTTAAAAATCTAATTTAACTTTTACTAGAGCTTCTCTAGTATAGTTTTTCAATAATGCTTGACTTAATTTAGCTGTTGCTAATAATTCTTTTCTTTCATTATACAATCCTACTGTTGTTACATAAACTTGCGGATCATTAATCATAGTTGCATATGCTAATTCACCTAACGAGCCTGTTACAAATGATGGATTATTTGAATAATTATATTCTGCGTTTCTAACTCGAACAAAATAATATGTTGATTTAACTTGTTCTGATGACCTTGCCTGAATACCTCCATTAACATCTGCTGGTGATATCATATCTGATCCAGATAATGCTGTAAATAATTTCATGGCATTTTCACCTTGTACTTGTGAACTAGTTATTGTTCCAAAATCTAATTGAGTATCTAATTTATCAGCATTTAAAATTGCAACACCATGTTGTGGATATAACAGTCCATAATAAACTGGATTATCAGATTGAAATATATCTGTTCCACCGTCTATAGATCCTGATATTAAATTAAATATTTTTCCTCCTTCGCCTTCTGTTGGAGAAGTAAATGACGAATCATCAACTATTTGTACATAATCATTGCCATGAATTCCACCTAAATTGTCGACCATAACAGCTGAACCTGTATGATTTTCTAACCCAGGAGCTTCACTATAACCACTTCCATTTGGGTCAATAGTTGCATCTGGTCTTGAAGCAGATAAATAAGCTAATGTTAATTCAAAATTACCTGGATCAACCTTTTCACGGAATTTTGCACGATTAAAATTTAATACATATATATGATCTGTATCAATACCATTAATTGTAAATCGTTTATCATTAGGAGCTAACAATGTTTGTGCATATTGTTTATAAATTGCTCTAGTCGGAGTATCATTATTCAAATTACCAGTTAAATCAATTGAACCTGATCCAGCTATATGACCATATGCAATTGATAGTTCTGAATTAGCAGTACTAGTTTCTGCAGGATCTCCTGTACTAAAAAGTTCTTGATAATATGTTTTTTGAGTTGCAGTTAAAAGAGATGAAGTAAACATAGTAACTAAACTACCAGTGTTTCCAGTAAATAATCCTCTTGTTACTGTTTCTATATTATTAGGTAATATATCATCTGTAGCATCAAAATTTGTAAATATTCTACCTAATCGTGCACGTTGTTTAGCAGAATCCCTTTCACGAATTATTTGATCTGCTAATTGTCGTGCTAATGCTTCTACTTGTGATTGTGCGGATGTCGCTGTTGTCGCACCCGGCTGAGGTATTACTCGTGCTCCAGAACCTCTACTAAATCTTGAAAATCTACTATATGCCATTTTTATCTTACCATTTTAATTTATTACTGAGCTAGAAGTCCTACTGTCGGTGTTTGAACTTTTCTAACAGTTATTGAAATACTTTGTCTACCTCCTGTTTCATTTCCAATAACTAATAATGTAGCTGTCTTATCAGAATCTAAATGTTCTTTTGCTGTTATTTCAAATTCTATTCCAGATACTGTTATTGTTTGTGCTGCTTCTGAATCTCCTATAAATTGTGGAACAGAAACTCCACCACTCAATCCGGATTTAGTTGCTCTTATATCACATACATCTGAGTCAGATAAAATACATGTATATCCAAATCTTCTATTTCCTCCACTAAAATTAATTGTTGAAGGAGTTATTATAGTTGATTGATTAGCTTGTAATTCTATAGATGATCGAGCCACTGATACAACTGGTATTCTAGCTGTCCCTTTTGGCAAGGTAACTAATTTATATTTCATCATTTGAGTTTCGTCTGCTAAAGCTTCTACTATTGGCATGTTTTCTATAGCCGCGCCATAAAATGCAGTACCTAACGGATGATCTGGATTATACAGATCATAATCTACCTCATCATCTGCTAATGCAAATTGTGTAATTTTAAACTCATCTCTACCCCTAGCTAAAAGTTCTCTTCCTCTTTTAGTAAGTATTGCATCAACCGTAACTGTTGAATTATTTAAGTATCCCATAGTTATTCCCTATCTTTTTAATAAATATGCTAATTCATGAATTTACCTAACAATTAAATTACCTGGATTTCCTTGACTTGGACGATCTGTATAAATTAATTGATTTGGATTCACCGAATACACTTCTATTACTGGTTTATTGTCGATAGCATAGATTCCAGATTGTTGATTTATTCCTGGTCCTCCTAGTTTACTACCTACATATCTTTGATTTTCTGTCATTGCAAAAAAGTCATCCATATAATCAGCTTCAGTTAATGATTGACTATAAACCAGTCCTAATGATTGACTAACTGCTCTAAATTTATTTTTTGCTATTTTACCGCTAGCTGATCCGGTGTCATAATGATCTATTACCTTTTTAAATATATCACTTTTTCTGCAGTCAAGTACTTGTAACATATGCACTGAATGACAAACCTTTTTAATTGATTGAATAATATCAAGTCTATCAATTCTAGGGCTTCTTGTTGTTCCACTACTGTGATAAACTAATTCCAATGTTAAATTTGTTCGAGCAGGAACAAGTAAATCATTAAATGTTAATCTATTATATATCCATTCATTAGCAGCAGCAGCTGCAAAAGGAATAGTTTGAGATGTACTTGCCAATTCTCTTTCTAACAATGCATTTGAAAAACCACCATTATCATCATACGTTACTCCATCGCCCCGACTACTTGATATAATATGTACACCTTCAGCATAATCAGTATGAAAATATTCTATTTTTTCAGCATGTTCATTATCTTTAGTTAAAATTAATCTTGCTGATAATGTGAGATCTAAATTAGCTGTGGTTTCAGAATGCACTATATCAACATCAAAGTCTCTAATTGTATCATATCTGTTATATGTATCAAATTGAATACGAAGTCCATTTGTACTAACATCAGTTGTAGATGATACCATACCTCCTACCATATTTTCTGACCCACTATTAAAGAAATTAACATTTCCTCCTAATGGCGAAATTATTCCTAATGGAGCATCTCCAATACCCGCATGACCAAATGATCCACTCCAAACTGGTATAAGAACACTTGTTGATTCTCCTGATGTCCTTCTAACTTGATAAACATTTAATAATGAAGCAGTTGCTCTTGCTTTTAATAAAGGTCCGCCGGCGCCATCTGTATCAAGTCCATCAAATGTATTTATTTCAATATTACAATAATCAGATCCACCTGATGGGATCATTTGTCCAATATGAAAAAATAAGTTGCCTGGAATCTCTGTATATCCACTTGCACTTATATTATATATCTGTTCCATTCCAATACTAACCGGTTTATCTATTGTACCCGATAGTTGTAATATGTCTGCACTAGCAGAATACCAATCTGGAGTTATATTGGAACTATAATGTAATGGTTCATTGCCAATACGTTTTGTTAATTTATATTTGTTTCTTTCTAGTATATTTGGTTCAACTATTAAGCCCATTGCCTCATCAACACGTTCTGGTATCAATTGTTTTATTTGTCTAAATAATGCAAAATCAAATTGACCAAATATTCTCATAAAAGCATTTACATCATTACGGTCAGAATATTTTTTCCAATAACCTTTTGCAAAATCTTGTAAATCATCGTAAATAAATTCAAATTCATCATCCGGATCTCCTATAAAATCATCTAATTCAACATCACCAATATGATTAAAAATTTCTTTATTTACTTGGTCAGCATGAGAATAAAATAATCCTAATCGATTTGTATCTAATGGAGCTCGATCGAATCTAGATCTTTCACCAGTTGTTTTTGGAGACAACATTCTAATTAGTTCATTATCCTCTAACCTTATTTTTTGAGACCGCGGTAAATTACTTCCTAATGAAACACCTTGAACATAATATGTCTCTTCAACTGGAGTATAATTTCCTCGTTGTACATTTGCAGGAGTTGTAAATCCAGACATGGTTGCAAATGTATTTGCATTACCGGCAGCACTAAAATCTTTAACATGATTTGCTGGATGCGATGATGATAAAATTAGGCCAGTACCGGTTGAATGATCTACTGCATTTAAATCTGTACCTAAGGGGTAATGTCTAATCAATGTATCATATGATGATGAAGGTCCTAATGCAGATACATATGATGTAGGATTTTTTGTACGTAAATCTAAAGTATCATCTGTATAATATTCCATCCATGATCGCCATTCTTGCATTGAACCAGTAAAACTACCTAATGAAAAATTAACATTTGCATGAGTACCATTTATTACATCTGGTTTGTCACCAAATGAAAGAGTATTTGAACTTGAATTAGTAGCAAGGAATGATTCAGATAATGCTGCTATTACTCCCCATCTATCACCGTAATCTTCTTTACTACCGGTATTTCCACCTAAAGATATTGATTGGGACATAATCCTTTCACCTTCTCCAGTAGCTATATTACCACCAATATTTCCAAGGCCAACTGCTTGAGCCCAACTTAAACGATGCTTTAGAGTTGAAGGACTAATTTCAAGACTTCCGGAATGTACAATTTTATCTGATATATAATCTGATGCTTGTTGTACATGTACACGATATGTAACNGCGGTTGAATCAACAGTATTGAAAGAATCTATTCCGCCTGCCGTACCATCAAATTGAGCTGATGTAAATCCTACACTCAAGTTCCAAAAATTTCCATCATATAATGGAAGCCAATCTGTCATTGAAGCTGTTGCATGTCCTTCTACTGTATGCATTCCGTATGAAAGATGTACTCTTCCCCATTTACCACTTCCAGAATATGAACCGGTATGTTGTATTGCTATAGACCATAATGGAGTTCTTTCATTGCCGGCATATGCGCCAATTGGTGTAGAAAAGGTTGACTCCATATTTGACATAATATACATACTAGCTGTCGTTGAAGGACGAAATCTTACTTGATGTGTTTTAGCGGGGGTATTCGTATACGTTGGTAGTATAGTTTGAAAATTATTATTATATAAATCTCCACCCCATGGACCTTGTGTAGTAGACAAACTAGAAGAATACCAACTATTTGGAATAATTATTTCTGATCCTGAATTAAAGTTTAATGCATATGTAAATCTATCTTCAATTAATAAAGGCTGATCACCTTTAACTTTTGGTCCACCATATTCTCTTATACTTAGCAAAGTCTGAGGAATACCATATGTATTCATTAACGCTTTGACCGACCTTGTAGTCCCTTTAATTTTAAGTAAATAAGGTAGATTATTAACTATTCTACGCCATACCTCAGTTGTTATAGCTTCATCGGATTTTGAAAATAATGAGCCAGTTGTTTGATATTGGCCGGAACCAGAATTAACTCCTAATTTATATTGCCATAATTGAGATGCTTGTTTTCCGTTAGTTAAAGTCCATCCTAAAGATTGGGCTACATCAAATAACACATCTTTACTTTGTCCTATTTTAGGATGTTCTTCTGGCTTATATATACGAGTTAAATTATCAATATATGAATAGATAATATCATAATGATGTCCTATCATATTAACAAATAATTCAAACTGATCATTGTTTGGATCTCGACGAATATGTTCTGGTATTGTCTTATGCAATCCTTTTTCGTTATGTATATCATATAACGATGCAGTAGCAGCTAATCCAGTAAGCCAACTTTCTCCATAACTTGATGTAGAATGGTGTAAATGAACTCTACTACCGGATAAAAATTTTGGATATGATTCAATAGTATATCCTTGTGCACCTACAAATGATCCACTTATGCCATGTGTAAATAAACTAGCAGTTGGTTCATTATATGCCCATCTTTCAAATCCATCAAATGATCCTACTACTTGATCTTTACGTCTTTGTGTAACAGCAATATTTCCTTGCAAAGAACTACTATCAGATCCAACAGCTGTATCTAGAACAGATAATCGTTTATCATAATATTCAACTAATTCTAATTTATATTTAAAATTTTCAACTCTTTCTGTTGCAGATGAAAAGTGTACAAAATTATCAAATGAAGAATAATCTATTCCTAATGGCACTCCTGTTAATGATCCACTAAACATTTGATCGATAATATTCTGTGATGTTGAGAGATTTGCATCTAATAATTGATTCCAATTTCGGAAATTAGTTTCTGTAACAGTTGAATATGTTGTGTCAATATCAAAATTTGGTCCTTTTAATTGAGTTTTGTTTATTGGCGCTGCTTCTGGGCCTAATACATTTACATTATCAATATAAGAATCAGATAATTGTTCTACTACCCATACAAATGCACTTTCTATAGAAATAGAATCTGGTAATGGTTCATATAAACGAACTACAAAATCATTTTCTTCGTCCCATTCTTTTTGATTAATAATTTTATAAACATGATTTTCACCGAAGTTTAAAGCTATATCTTGTGATATTGGTACTGTTTCAAATGCCTTAATAATTGGCGCACCATCTTCATCAAATACTTGCACTTCATTACCTGTTCCATCTATTTGTGTTTCATATATAGGTGTTGTTGAACTACCATCTCCTATACTTTCAACGTAAGTAGCAACATCTATATCAGATTCTGGTACAGCTTTAATATGCAATTCACGCCTATCATCAGATATATCTTTTATATATAATATATTTTGGCCTTCAGATCCTAATAAATCTTTATGTACATTAACTACAATTTCAAAATCGCCACGCTCAATACCAAATTGTTGTGCAGCTGCTGCATGATTAATTAAAACACGTCCATTATGATATTCAAAATCTTCAATTGTTCCACCAGTAATATATTGTCCTTTTGGACCTTTTGCATATAAATGAATTTCAACAACCGGTGTGTCTATTGGTGTAATTTCTTTAACATCTAATTTTAGTAAATCAATGTCAGCATCTTTCCATACTAATCCTATTGATTTGCCATCTTTATCAATTATTTCTTGTTTATTTGAAAATCTATCTAACGCCATAATTTATCCTTCTCAAAATGGTAAGTAATTATCATATGTAAGCCCTGGTATATATTTATTTAATATTTTTTGTGGTCCTTTCGGCCATACAATTGCAAACTTTTTCTTCTTTCCAATTTTTTTGTGTACTTTCTTTCGCAAATATTGAATTGCGTTATATTGATTTCTCAACTGTTTTATAAAATATTCATCTACTTCAGATTTAAATTGAGCTAATAAACTCATTAATCCCCCGGCATTAAAATTATCATTAAACTCTTTTAAAGCTAATAACAAGTCATATATATTTTGAAATTGTTGAACTTCTGTTGCCTCTAATAATGCTACATCTATTTCTCTTGTCATGGTAGCCATTGTATTACATGATTCAATTAATGCAGGTAATAGTGTATCAATATATTGACCTGTCAATAAAAATCCATTTGCACTATCATCAATTTCATTCCATATACATGCTTTTAAATACCAATTATCTTTCATGAATCTCCATGGAGGTAATAAATGCTTATCATTAGGAACTTCTCCAATTATTGCATCGGCAATAAAAAATAATGCAACACCTGCTGCAGCACCTATAGTAATTGGATTCATTAGAACACCGCCTAGGCCCGAGGCTGCAAACCCGGTTGGTGCAGTTGCTGCTGCTGTTGCTGCTGCTGTTAATGGTCCGGCTACAACTGGGGCTGCTACTAAACCTAATGGACCTGCTGCTCCTGCAACAGCTGCTAAATATCCTGCAGTTGCTGAAGCAGAATATGCAATTGCAAGTCCGGTACCGGTTAATGCAACAGCGCCAGCACCACCAGCTCCGACTGCCTGTCCTGCTGAATTACCACTTAACCATCCTGCAAACTTATCACGATGTACTGACTTCATCCATTTATATTTTGAAACTATTTTATTTTCTTCAGATTCAGATAGATTAAATTTTATTCTATTAGATTTAGTTACTACTTTAAATAATCGTGATGAAGATTCTTTTGTTTTAGTTCTTTTCTTTTTCTTTCGGCCTTTTCGTTTTACATATTTCCATTTGCCTTCATTACTTTTCCAAATTTTATATAATTGTCCACCTTTACCATCCGCGCCAAATCTTGTTGTCACATAATCAATAAAATTAGTTGGCATAGAATCCATTTGTATTTTTATGTTTTGTGTAGCTGCTGCCACTGTGGGCCATATTTCAAATATCAATGTTTTTATTTCATCTATTGCAGCTTGTTCAAGTGCTTGAGCAATTAATGAAGCATATTGTGCTTCCGGATAATAATGAATTGAGCCGGCTGGTTCATATGGTTGTAAAACTTCTATTTCAAACGGATCTCCTCCATTAGAAAAATTATCAATATATTCTTTATATTCTATAATATCTAATCCCGATACTCCATCATCATCTGCTTCTACAATATGAGGAAACGTATCCCATACTGGATCAGGTCCTGCTCCATCTGGTGGCAATCTTGTTATTCCTCCTTTATCTACTAATAATTGTACTAATCCTTTTGCACCATACCGATCACCTCCAGCATCTACTCCATTTATAGGTTTTGGTATAGGATCTAAATCTGACATATCAAAATCATTTAAAACTGCATGTAATCTAAATGTTTCCGAATCTTTAATTTGCTTCCAATGTCCATTAATCATCATACGTACACCTAAAACTAGATCATCACTTAAAACAGTTGTTTCATTTTCTACAACCGATGTGCTATATCCACTCGGCCATTCTTTAATGACCATTTTTCCTTCGTACTGTGCACGTAATTTTTCAACGGTTGTTTGACTCTGAAATACGGCATCAAAATATAAATCATCTGGATCTTCTGTTACATATACATCAGGTGGTAACGCTTCTCCTGTTTCTGGATCAACCGGATTTGCCCGTCCTTCAATACTTCTCATCGCTTCAGGTTTAATATAATCAGCTGGATCTCTTAAGAATGGAGCTCTCGGTCTATATCCACTTCTAAAACGTATATCACGTGTATGTTCTGCAGATCGATCATTCATTGTACGTTCTAAAAATTCTGCATAAGGTGTTGAATCTAATTCTTCATAATTATCTTCATCAGTTGGTTCTAAATTAGGAGAATCCATTCCATCTAGTGCTAAATCAAAAGTTTTTGATTGATCTGGTGTTGCCTCTGTAATAGCAGAATACCCTAATCCTCTTTCGACTAACATAACTTCTAATGATTTGTAATTTGGTATTGGACGTGCTACTCCATTTTCTATATAAAATATACAAAAAACTTTGCCAATATCATTATCATCTCCACCTAAATTTTGAGGACCAAATCTTATATATAAGTCATGGACATCTGAAAGCGCAAATTCGTTAGCAGCTAGAAATAATCCACTAACATTAGGTCGTACAATTGGTATTTCTTCCTCTTCTTCCGGGTCTTCAAAATATTCCCATTCTTCATCTATTAATTCATCTAATTCATCTTCGTTGATTGTCGGATATGTTTTTTGTAAATTATAATCTAAATATGTATCTGCATTAACATGCATTTCAGCAACATCGCGTGTATTACGTTTTGCAATCTCTAATTTATTTATTTTTTCTTTTGGATCTGGATTTGTCTCGATAGCAATTTGTTCAGATGGTGATGGCGAAAGATTTCCAAAAGAATAAAACAAATCATTAGGAAACTCTTGCTTCATAATATCTAATAAGATTTTTTTAGAATCTAATTGTGTCGACTCTTCAGTTGTTGAATTTTCTGTATATCTATTTTTTCCTCTTATTGGCATCTTACTTCACTACTTTAAAATAAAAATCATCAAATATTTGAATATCATCTGATCCACGATTTATTTTTAACATTATTTTATAATATCTTTCAGGCATAAATGAATCCATTCTTAAATTAAAAAAACTTCCATTTATATCACAGTCAATCTGTGTTCCATTATTATCAAATGGTATTATTGTCTCATCTGTTACAGAATCTAAAATACTATAGAAACTTGATGTTGGTAATCTTTCTCCTGTCAAATAAAATGATGACGTCTGAAATGCTTTGTTAGGAAATTCTGGACGAACTCCTACTCTAAATTTAGAATTTTCTGATACTCGATATTCTGATTTAATATTTTTAATATATGGAACATATGTATCAGATGAAATTTCTGCTGAACTCGTATCTGGAAATGTTGTATCTTTAAATACTACTTCTAATTTAGGAACAAATATTGTATGAGATTCTCTTCCAAAAAACTTTAATGAACCTAATACCTCACTTGAAATTTCATCTGCATATGGACGTTTAATTATAAATCCATTATTTGTTATAGAACCGGTTATCCATTGCTGTACTATATCTGTAACATTTATTCTAATATCAGGAGATTCATTTTCAAATGATTGAGATGATTCAAATAACGATCCAGTTATCCATGCGCCTCCTCCTTGTGTATTTGTTGTGCCTGCAGATGTTTTATGACTATGTGCAGATCCGGTATCCCATCCTGTAGCTAAGTCATCTGAATCTCTATAATACCAAGATGCTCCATATCTCTGTATAGGATCATCTGAATAATATCCATTACCATTTACCCATGATTGCGAAACAGGAAATGCTTCTACTGAATATGAATGTAATAGATCAGATGCATCTGCAGCCTTTAAATTTAAATAAACAGATGCAGATAACTCATGATCAGTTGCTATTCCTGGTATTTCTCCGGATATAATTGATGATGATAATGTTTGTATTTGAGATCCAAAGTCGATTATAAATCTAGTATTATATGTATTAGCTTGAATTGCACCATTCAATTTAGAGCCAGATGCAATTTTAGTTAATTCTAGTATTTGATCAATACCAGTATTTTGTTCTGGAAATTTCTCATATAATGTTGTATCGCGTTCTGCGTAAAATATTCTATTCATTTTATTTCTACGGTTTTATTGCTCTTCCATTTATATCTCTATTAGGATATCTTATTTCAAATATACATGGATCTAATGATGGATATAAAATGTTATTTTTTATTGCTGATGGCACATCATATACATTTTCTGAATATCCAGATGATACATCATTTTTATTAAAAAATTCAAAAGTTGGAATACTCTGAACTCCCTCAAGTCTATCTAACGATGTGATTATCGCTGACATATCTAATGGTCCATTTATTTGCATTCTATCGTTATGTAACAATTTTTGTAACTGTTCAATACATCTTAATACTACTTCATTGCTGTTGAAATTTGGTTTAGGGATTACTTCGAATTGTACTCCTAAATTAACAATGAATGCAGATTTTATATTTATTGCATCTGTTAACATTCTATATTGAGATAAATATGTCCTTATATTTTCTTTAAGTGCTTGATTAGGTTCTGTAAAATTTTCGTTTACATCATACGCTAATACATATAAATTTAAAGCTAATGGATTAGAAATAGTTTCAGCAGGATATGTTTTATCATTTGTATTTATTTGAGAATCTCCTACTACATATGCTTTTACTACACTACCAAATCTACTTGGCATAGCATATACTCTGGCAATATAATCTTCTCTTGTTATAATTCTATTTTGTGCTGCAAAATGTGCCATTGCATTTTGACGTATACTATCTAAATCTTGTTGCGACTTACCACCGGTAGCTGCTTCCGGATTAGTAATGGCTACTGTATTTTTTGTTTCGTCTAAATCTACTGCTGCAATCTCATTTAAATATTCAACTGAATCTACTATTGTGATCGTATTTACACCAACATTTTCAGCTACTGCACCACCATATGAATATTGTACAGTTAATACTGTATTTGCCGGTGCCAATCCATATGTACTAGTATATAAAAAATTTGAAGGATCAATATTTGAGGTAGTTGTACGTTTTAAATATTCTAATCCCATTCCTACATTTTTTGGATTAGGAATAATTTCTTCATCTGCATCTGAACTAACTCCAGATCCAAATAATATTTCTAATTTATTATCTTCTCTAACTCGAGTTACAAATCGTCTAGCAGTTCTTTTTAATCTTAAAATATAAGGTACGGATGATCGATATTGAGATAGTTCTGGATCATTGAAAGGTATATTTGCAATATCCTCCATAACAGTGTCTTGAGCTAAATAATCTACTTCTGTCCATTCTCTTCCTTGTTCATCTGTAATTTTAAGTATTTCAATAACATTATTTTCTGGTAATACTATTTTATCATAAACCTTAGGCTCATTAAACTCAAATGTCGTTTGATTTACTTTTCCGGATACAACATCAACTTGTTTTTTTAATAAGTATCGAGCAACATTTCCGCCACTATCTAATTCATATACTGTTATTTCTGGTTCTTGATTAAAATCGATAGGTTCAACTGAATGAAAGGAAGTCCCATTTTCTGCACTAACAAGCATATCGCCACCAATTGTCAATGCATAATTCAGATCTGGTTCAATTTCATCTCCAGCCCCTTTGGATGGAACTAATTGAAATACATCTATTTTTGTTGTTGATGGTGTATTTCTTTTTGGCTTATATCCAAATAATTGAGATAATGCTAATATATTTGCACTTTCATGTGCAGAATTTAGTAAAGATTCTCGATACGATTGATCTGTATAATATGATAAAACATCTCCTACATATGCAGACATTTCCATGAACATCATACCAGGCGACGATTCATTAAAATCATTATATGTATTTGGATAATAATTTTTTGCAAAACTAATTAAGTTTTGTCTGAATTGTGCAAAGTCTTTATTTAAATATTTTACATCTTTTTTAATTAGTTCTGCCATATAATGTCTCTGTTAATATCCTCCTCCACCAACAATTGCACCTCCTCCTCCACCAGCACCAAATGCTGTTGCAGCACCAATTGAACCAACTTGTGTAAGTTCATTATTATCAGTACCGGTAGAAGTTAATGGATCAGATACTATTAATGAATTTTCATTTAGCAAGATATTAATTACTATGTTTGCGCCTATTGATGTTATTAAAAATGAAAGTTGTATTTGTAAAGTATAACGATCTTGATCGGTAGTTATAACAACATCACTGACTTCAATATACGGTAGCCAAAATTCTATATCTTCTGTTAATGTATCTTTTAATTCTTGTCGAATATTATCTGTATTATTATCAAAAAGTACTTGTCTTATCCTTGTGCCAAAATCTGGCTGCATAAATCTTTCACCCTTTGCTGTTAGCAATAAATTTTTTAAATTACTAATAGATTGTTCTTCTGTTGTATATGATTGAGCAAATACACCTCCTCCTCCAATTGATCCGGAAGCATAATTATCTACGTCGCCATAAGCTGCAGAGTTTAGTACATCATGATGTCTATTAGCTGATTTGTTCATAGGAAGTAATATTCCTAATGCAACATCTGGCTTTTCTAATCTTTGTTGATATTGATATACTGCCCTTGCCATTTATTATACTTTATTTTTCTTTTTATCTATTGCTTTCATTAATGCAGAATAATCTTTTGTCATTGCATTAACTGTTGAAGCAACTTTTTTATTTTGCATATTAACCGGTTTACCAGTTGTATCCGTTGTTGCTAATGACTGTGGTTGTTGTGAAAGACCAAATGAATCTGCCATATCTGATTTAAAATTACTCATACTAGGATAATCTTGTCCAACTAATGGACCATCACGTGTTATTCCAGATGTTTCATTTAATATATCATTTAGCATTGAATTTTTACTAAACTTCTTTTTCTTTCTTTTTGGAACACCTTCTGTTAGACCATGTAGATCTAATCCATGGGATATAACTTTGTTGTGATCGGTTTTTTGTTCAGTTAATATTTCTGTAACTGCTGCACGTACTTCTTCTCGTATAACTTTTCGTAATATTTTAACGAATGATTTAGAACTCATATAGTATTCTCCTTATTTAATAATAAATATGTATATCGGTGAAATTATAGGATATTTAATCAGCTGTTAATACAGATCAATAAGTTGTATTTTTTGTTGATGATCCTAATCATGTAACTTGGCCAGTTCCTGGTGCTGATGTTGCGCCTACTTGTGCTACCGCGGAACCAGCTGTTGCTACAGCTTGACCGGGGTTTGTAATAACTAAACCTGATCTTATATATTTGTCAATCGCAGTAGCTAACTTTAAAGAAAGTTGTTGTACTGCTTCAGCTTGATTTCCGGTATTACTTTTTTGTTGATCTAGAGCCGATTTTATATCAGCTTGTAATCCTGGTAAATTTAATGGCATAATGTTTCTCTTATTGTTTCATTGAGTCTATTTTTGTCTGAATTGCTTTTAGATCTCCTAATGCAGACGAAGGTCCTGTTGGTCCAGCTGGTGTTGAATAAACATAAGATCCTTCTGCTAATTTAACACATGTATCAACTAATTTTTGAACTTCTGTAAAAAAATTGTCCATGTCCATGGCCCATGATGGTGTTGCAACTTTTACATCTGTAGCTGATACTAATACTAATTCATCATTTTTAGCATTAAATATCAATCTATCAGATCCTATTATTACTTGAGGTTTTTGATATCCATCTTGGAATCCTGTTCCTAAATTATCTTGTGCAAAAGTTAATTTTGTAAGATTTTGTGTACTTGATAAATATATAAAACTTTTATCAGTATTTGGATCTTCTATTTTATAATAATCAGTTAAACTATCACCTGATGTTGTACCTTTTACTTCACATGTTAAAGCTATAAATGGGTCACCAACCTTTCCGTCACGAAAAAATGGTTTTTCTTTATATGGACCTAATTCTGCATGAGTACCAGAAAATCGTAAAACAGATCCATATCGTGATTGTATTATAGTATCACCTTGCAAGGGTTGTATTCGTACAACATCTCTTTCTGTATCAAATGATAATTGTTCTGGTTCTCCATTTTCATTTAATACTGTAATACCATCTGATTGAAAATCTTGTATATCTAATACATTATCATAAAGAAATGGCATGACATTATTATTAACATTATCATGTATATTTAATGTAAATGGCAAATAATAATGCCGTTCACTTCCTTTTGCAACAGCGGTACCTCGTATTGCTGAAAATAATATTACCTGTTCACCAAATAAAGGTATTCTAGAAATATGTGGATCGGCTGGGACTGCATATTCTTCAGTAACAGTAGTTCCTTCACCAGCAGATAATCGTACACGAATACTACCTGGGGGTAAATCTTCTCCAGTTTCATCATCAGTATAACCTGAATTAAACTGAAGTGGGTTGGTCGTCTGTACTACTTGACCTAGATATAATTGTAGAGCTTTTTGTGACATTATCTTTTTGTTCGTTTAATTTTTTTATAGTATCGATTTCTTTTTCAGCCTCTTCTAGAAGTCTCGATCGTTCGTCATCAGATAATCCAAATTCATTACCATCATCGTCTTTATGATTTACAGATACCAATCGTTGTACAACAGCTGCTAATTTTACTAATGCATCATCATTTTTAACTGATACTTCTAAATAGTCTTTAATTAATGGAACTATAACCGTTGCATCGCCTATATTTTTAATCATAGGTTCTAAACTTTTAATTAATGTATCTATTTGTCGCGACTTCTTTTTTGAATTATGATATACATCACGCATCAAATCAGAAAAGTTTGTTCCTTTAAATAATTCGAATTCTTGACTCATAATAATCCTTTTATATAAATATGAGAATTACCGATTTGTGTCTACAATGTGTCCAGACTTTTGATAAACAGTAAACATTTTCATATAATCACGTTTCATTATATTAATAACCTTAGTTATATTTTGAGTTTTTAGTCCGGTTCTTTCTCTTATAAGAATGTAAAGAGCTTTTTTGTTGAAGTTTTCTATATTATCTCTAATTCTAAATAATTCTAATATCGTATCTGCTACAATAATATCTCGTTTATTTGTGAATATTCTATTAATATGTAAATCATACCAATCACACCATTGATTAGTAAAATCTCGTAATGCTTCTTGTCTATCAGATAATGTTACTTCTGCTTGAATATTACGTCTTTCATCTATTACTTCAACTCCTCGACGAGCTTTCATTTTAGCATAATTAGAATTGTTTTGAATAATAAGATAATTTTTTGCTATTATTGAAAAATATGAAAATGCCTTTCCTTTACCTTCCTGAAATTTACCAATTTTTTCAGTTAAAAATCCAACCACTTCAGCTTTAATATCTTCATATGGAACATCGAAATATGAAAATTTAAATGTATGATAAATATTTTCAACTAACTTATTAAATGGATAATTTATATGATCTTTAAATACTCTATTTCTTTTTGACCAACTAGGGTCTGTATTATATGCAATAATTGCTTGATCTGTCATATATGTGAAATATTGTTTCTTGCTAGGTTTACGTCCTCTCTTTACACGAGGACCATTTTCCTCGAGATATTCCATTTCTTCTTTATGCCATTTATAAAACTTATCTACTGGTCCCATTTAAAATCCCTTATTTAAATCATCATATATATCACGTAATTCTTTGAATGCAAATCCTGTTTCATCATCTGCTTCAAATGAACCTAACCTATCAACTTGTTTTAGTTTAGAATTTGATTCGCCAATTTGATTTTTTAATTTTTTAAAAAATGTATAAAATTCAGTATTTGATGATTCTAATTCATTTATATAATCTGATTGATTTTCTTGTTTTCTTAATTGATTAATATTAACAAATATTGATGCTAATAATATTACTGATAAAATTATTATTGTTGTTATCATTTGTTATCTCCAAATAAATCCTTAAACATTTCTTGTGCATTAACTTTTGTTTCAGGATTAGTTATTGTTTTTGTTTTTCTTTTAATAGGTGTTGTTGTAATTGGCTTATTTTTATTCCACCTTTCATATTCTATCCTTGCTGCCATATGGTCTGCTTGATGCATTACATAACCTAAATTAGTTTTCAATTTAGAATCTGCTGTTCTAGACATATAATATGGTTTATTCGATTCGTCATATAAACCATCTGTCAATTTAATTCCTAACATTTCGTTCCAAGTGATGCTAATACCATAATGTTGCAATAACCAAATAGATAGGTCATTTACGAGGGTGAATTGGTTGTTAGGATTAACCTTATACATCCTTCCCATATTTTTTCTATGCCATTCAGAATCATTAGGAATGTATGTTTCATTACCTTCTCCTGGAAATCCCATTTTACCAATATCATGATTTAATGCTGTAAACATTAATTCTTCTTTTGTATAACCAGACATATCTGCTCCCATACGTGTCCATAAATCATATACTTCATGAGCACATTCAATTACTCGCAATACATGATCTACATATCCACCATCAAATGCATTATGATAATGATCAATACTAGATGCTGGTTGAGTTGACATTCTATCTTCTAAATCTGTATACANGGA